AAGAAGAAGCCTTGGTCCGACGGCCTGTTCCCAGATTTTGACGACAGCTTTGAGTCGCGCTTTTACTGCTTTGGTGGTGATGGCGGTGGCTCTAGCAGTGGTGGCCGGAACGAGCCAAGGCAAAACAGGTATAATCCCGCAGAACAAGAGCCGGAAGAAAGTTTTAGAGGGGAACAATCTGCGAGGACCGCAGCGCCACCAACGCGGCCTACACCACCCCCTCCACGGCCAGCACCGCCACCACCTCCCCCGCCGGAGCCTGATCCAAGACCTATGGGTATCGCAGAGATGTTCCCAAGCGCGGTGGTAGAACCGGCAGCACCGCCACGGACCGCGGAGAGTCCACTTGTTAGCTATGTAGAAGAGCCGAGGTTTGGGATTAGCGGCCTGCTTGACTTCTCAGACATGTCCGTGGGCTTTGGCTCACCAAATCAAGTCTATGAGGACGCCATTTCGCTTGGTAACACCGGCCTGTCCGTAGGTCAGGTGCCGCCGTCCACGGGTCAGACTATTCAGGGGTTGGCCGACAAGTTTGACGTTCCAAGCAGCGTCAATATTGGTGGGTATGATATTGGTTTCCCCGAAATAGGACCGGGCCGTTTAGAGCCTACCATAGACCCGCAAAACAGAAGTATTGGTCTTAATTATAAGATGGATATTTCTAGTTCTATCCCATCTGTGCCCCCTAATCCTAAAACGGAAACCGATGCTGAATTTGATGCTCGTATGGATAGACTGTATGGGGAGCAGTATGAACGCGATAAAGCGCGAGAATTGAATGAAGCTCGTATGAATCAATACCTAGCAGATCAATCGGATGTTGGAGTATACACTCCACCGATGCCCCCGGCCCCTAGTTTTGATGAAAGACCGCTCCCCACCATGCTTGGTGAGAGAATATTGCCGGAAAGCATGGGTGGGTTTGCGGATCCGTTGATGGGCTATGGTGGCAACCTTCGTAACTTGTTAGACCCATCAGGAAACCCTTACGCGGGAACCACAGGAGCTTTTGTTCCCACGGTCGGTTTTGAAAACGGCGGAGATGTCCCAGTTCAAGAAGGGGTTGGCGGTTTGTTTTCGCCAGAAGAGCAAGCTCGGATGGCAAAAATAGCTGCGGCAGAGATTCAACCCGACGGAAGTATGCCGGGTGTGGATACTTTACGACATGCTACCCCTGAAGAGGTAGATGTCGGAGCGTTTAATTATCAAAAAGATTTAGAGGATAAACTGCTATACCACATCAAAGAGCGGGACAAGGTACGGCCCTTTGAATTTACGAGCATTACGGTTGACAGAAAGAGGTTTCACCAAAACCAAGTCGAACAAGTTCAAAAACTGATAGAGGATTTCCGTGGTCAAAGAGGCGCGGCAGTGGCTAATTACAGAGATTATATTGCCGCAGGGGGTCGTCCATTAATTGTAGACACGGAAGAAGAGCCCTACTTCAAAAGCTTCCCCACTGATCTAATAAACTTTAGAGCAACCAAGCCCTAGCCTTCTCGCCAAGTACCTCACCGGCAAGATTAATCTTCTCGCGCAGGGCCTTCAGGATCTTCTCGTCAATCGTGCCCGGCGACACAAGGTCAATATATGTGACCTTGTTCTGCTGCCCAATGCGGTGCGCCCGGTCTTCTGACTGAAGCCGGATAGCCAGATCATAGCTGTTATTATAGTAGATGACTGTATTGGCCGCGGTCAGAGTGATGCCGTATCCGCCGGTCAGCGGCTGTCCCACAAAGAAGCGCAGTGCACTGTCCGGGTCTTGGAACCGGTCTACAATGTCCTGCCGTTCATCTTGCGGGGTTGCGCCATAATAGGTTGCGACCGCTTCGGGCCCAAAGCGGTCGCGCAGGGCCGAAGCTATCTGTTGAATGCCATATGTGTACGACGCCCAAATGATAGCTTTTCCCTGAAGCTCTTCTGTAATGTCCAATAATTCATTCAGCCGGTTGTTCTCGATAGGCTGCATTTCACCATCATCCGGTTGCAGGAAGCCGCAGCATATCTGCTGCAAGCGCATGATCTGCGTCAGAACACTGGCGGTGGTAGCCAACTCACCATTGTCCAGCTTTGCCAAAGCCAGCTTCTTCATCTGTTTGTAAATCCACTTTTGCTCGTCTGTCAGAGGCACATCCCGGCGTATGTACATCTTGTCCGGCAGATCAAGACACTCTTCCTTCAAGATGCGGTTACTGAATTGATCCAACTTTTCGTTGAGCTCATCCAGCCTGCGGTAGCCCACAATCTCTTGAAAGGCACGGGTGCCCATGCTGCGCTTCTGCACTAGCGCGTACCTGTTCTGAAAAGCGTAATAACTGTTGAAACCCAACGCCCGGTCAGACAGGAAGGCGCACTGACTGAACAAATCCATAGGACTCTTAGTGATGGGTGAGCCGGTCAGGATACGTCTATACTTGGCGTCCTTGGCTAGCTTCATTATGTTCTTAGTGCGGGTAGCCTTACGGTTTTTAATCGTCGTGCTTTCGTCCACCACCATGATGTTGGCACAGTTCTTTATCATAAACATCTGTGCGGCCTTGGTGCCACGCGGCGTGGACAACGCCTCGACGTTCATCACAAATATCTTCAGCCCGTCAAACGGCTGAAAGACCAACTCCTTCATCTCTTCTTGAAATTTTTTAGCCGAAGACGGCGTCCAACGCACAACCATGCGCTTTATGTCATCCGGCAGGTGCGAAGGTATCTCGCCCTTGACCCAGTTGTCATACACACCTTTCGGTGCCAAGATAAGCGCAGCACTTATCTCTCTGGCCTTATACAAAGCGCCGATAGTGTCAATCGCGACTTTACTCTTGCCTGTCCCCATCTCCATGAACAGTGCGTAATAGTCCGCGGACCACGAGTCGTCCCATGCTTTTTGCTGGTGATCAAACGGCTTTGTCTTGAATTTGTAATCCCGCATCTTTTTCTCCTTGACTATGCGAACATATGAGAATATATACGTCTAGTCAAGGCCCGACAGGGCTTTTATCCACGAAGGAGAAACGCGATGAGCGATATATTTGACATGATGGAAGAGGACTTTGAAAAAAACCTGTCCAACTCCGTTGAGAAACTAGACCAAGGTGATCTCACCACGGTCGCCGGTATGGCAAAAGCCATACGTCAAGAAGAGGAATACATAGACTCTCTTGAAGCGGACCTTAAAAATGCCCGCAAAAAACTCCGTAAAATGACAGATGAAGAACTGCCGACCATGTTGGCAGAGATTGGCCTATCCAGCATGACGTTGGATGACGGGTCTGAAGTTACTGTCAAGCAAACTTATGGGGCGAACATACTGGTGGATAACCGTCCCAAAGCCTACGAGTGGTTACGGGAGAACGAGTATGACGACATCATCAAGAACACGGTCACGTGTGAGTTTGGCAGGGGCGAAGACGACAAGGCGTCGGCCTTCCAAGATTTTGCCAAAAAAGAAGGCTACGAGCCGAACCAAAAAACAGAAATCCACCACCAAACGCTTCGTGCCTTTGTCAAGGAACGTGTTGAAAATGGTGACGACTTCCCAATGGAGCTCTTCGGAGCATTTATTGGGCAAAGAGCTATCGTCAAGAGAGGTAAATAAAATGGCTGATAAGAAAAATGAGGTCGCTGCGACCAAAACTGCTGAAGTAATTCAGTTTGATCCAACTATGTTTGAGGCAGATGCCGGAGCAGGTTTGGAAAACATGGGTCAAGAAGACCTTGCCCTGCCATTCCTGAAAGTTTTGGGCGGCATGAGTAAGGAGCTAGACCATCTGGAGGATGCCCGCAAAGGTGACATTTACAATAGCGTCACTGGTGCGGTTCTAAAGGGCAAGGAGGGCATACAAGTCATTCCGTGTGCCTACCAGCGTCGGTTCATCCAATGGGCCCCCAGAGGCGAAGGAACGGGCGCTCCCGTGGCTATCTACGTACCGGGTGAAGCTATGCCAAAAACGGAGCGGTCTGCCGAAGATAACAAAGAGTATCTGACAGACGGTAGTGGACAGTACATAGAAGAGACGCATCAGCACTTTGTCTTGGTCATGCACGAAGACGGTACGGTTGAAACCGCACTGATTGCTATGAAGTCCACGCAACTCAAGAAGTCGCGCAAGTGGAACAGCATGATCTCTTCGTTGACAATGAAAGGCAAGAACGGGCCGTTCACCCCGCCACGCTTCAGTCATGTATATCACCTCAAGACAATTAACGAAGAAAACTCAAAGGGCAGTTGGCACGGTTGGGAAATGAGCCGTACCGGTCCGGTAAAAGATGCCGCCACTTACAATCGCGCCAAAGAGTTTGCTGCATCTATCGCAGCGGGCGACGTGGTTGTTAAGCATCAGGACGAGTCCGTGGGCGGGGGTAACAACTCCGACGACGTACCGTTCTAAAAAGTCGGGGCGGTAGGGAAGCACGGAAGCCTGCCGCCTCGTCCTTTTTGGGGGCACACATGTCAGTTGATACTTTTTCAGCCATATTTAATGGCCTACAGATTGCTTACGGCACATACAAAGTCGAGAAGCAACAAGCGAACGGTAAGAATACCGGGCGGGCTGCTATCGTGCGCGAACCACGGACCACGGCTCTTTGGGAAGGCCACCTGTCCGGCAAGGGGCGCAGCGTCGGTATCATCCCCATTAACGAAGACAACAAGTGCGTCTGGGGCTGTATTGATGTTGATCAGTACCCGCTCGACCATAAGCTGCTTGTTGAGAAGATACGCAAGCTTAAACTGCCCTTGGTGGTCTGCCGGTCAAAGTCCGGCGGGGCACACTGCTTCCTGTTTACTACCGACTGGATCGACGCCAAGGACATGCAGTCTACGCTGCAACAGATATCTGCCGCGCTGGGCTACGGCGGAAGCGAGGTCTTCCCAAAGCAGATCAAGCTGCACCTAGATCGCGACGACGTAGGTAACTTTCTAAACCTGCCCTATTACGACGCAGAAGACGGTCTACGCTACGCTATCAAGGACGACGGCACCTCTGGCACCTTGGAAGAGTTCTTCGCTCTGTACGAGGCTCACAAGCAGACGCCGGAACAGGTGACAAAGCTCCAGATAGGCGACAGCGGCGATACGTCCCCAATGAAAGACGGTCCGCCGTGCCTTCAGTTCCTGTTGAAAAACATGATATCCGAGGGCGGGCGCAACAACGGCCTGTTTAATATTGGCGTGTATCTACGCAAGGCTTACCCGGATAGCTGGGAGTCAGAGATACTGACATATAACATGCAGTATCTGGACCCACCGCTACCTCTGAACGAGGTCAATATTGTCGCCAAGCAGCTTGAAAAGAAGGATTACGCCTATCGGTGCAGTGACGCACCGATTGTTACACATTGTAACAAAGAGTTATGTCAGACCCGAAAACATGGGATTGGAGCGGCTATACAAGGCGCGGCCATAGCTAACCTACGCAAATACAATTCCAACCCGCCGGTCTGGTTCTTGGATGTCAACGGGGAGCCCTTGGAGCTAGACACCGAGGCTCTGTTGAACCAAGCGACGTTTCAGAAAGCCTGTCTGGAGCAACTTAACTTTATGCCGCGCACCGTGGGCAAGCCTGTCTGGGAGGGCCGGATCGGCGCATTGATGAATGAGATGCGTGAAAATGAAAGCGCCATCATCGACGTTGCAGAAGATGCCAGTATCAGCGGCCAGTTTAATGACTACTTGGAAGAGTTCTGCGCTCACATGCAAAAGGCCAACGACAAAGAAGAAATACTACTGAAAAAGCCGTGGACGGATGAAGAAGAGGGCCTGACTTACTTCAGGCTCAAAGACTTTGAGGCATTTCTAAAGCGCAACAAATTCTTTGAGTACAAGACACACAAGATAGCGCAGCGACTGCGGGATCTCGGCGGGCAAAGCCGTGTTTTAAAGATTAAGAGCAGGCCCATTCGCGTCTGGGAAGTGCCCGCATTTGATGAAGAAGAAACAGAAATCAACGCGCCAAGCTTTGGCAACGGAACAGGGGAGGCACCCTTTTGATGGATACAAACATCTTTCGCATCTACGGACCGCCCGGCACGGGCAAGACCACCGCGCTGTTGAACAAAGTAGATGAGGCCCTGTCGTCTGGGGTGGACCCGTTACATGTCGGCTACTTTGCTTTCACCCGGCAGGCTGCAAACGAGGCCGTAGAGCGGGCCTGTAAGCGGTTCAATCTAGAGCCGCCGCAGTTGCCGTGGTTTAGGACCCTGCATAGCTTTGCTCTGCGCCTGTCTGGCATACGCCAAGAACAGGTGATGCAGGCTGAGCACTACAAAGAGTTAGGCCACGCTATCGGGTTTGATCTGCGAGAGAACAGCAACAAATCAGATGGTGATGAGGTGTTTGATCTGAACAAGAACAGCAACCCCGTTATCGGCCTGCTCAATCTGGCCCGCCTTCGTAAGATAGACCTGCGCCAACAGTATGACGAAAGTCAGATGGACATGAATTGGACTACGGTCAAATACATCTCCGACTCTCTGCTAGAATACAAGAACAGGCACCAGCTTTACGATTTCACAGACATGCTAGAGGTGTTTGTCCGTGAAGGCGCACAGTTCTGCCCTCGTCTCGCCATCACATTTATAGATGAGGCGCAGGACTTGTCGCCCCTCCAATGGGACGTAGCGCACATACTGGAGCAACATTCTGAACGCATCTACTGCGCCGGAGATGACGACCAAGCCATCTACCGGTGGGCGGGTGCAGATGTAGAGCACTTCATTGGACTCAACGGCGGCTACGAGGTTCTGGAGCAATCCTACCGTGTGCCAGCATCTGTACACCCTATGGCGCAGCGCATAGCAAAACGCATCCACCGCCGCGTCCCGAAGACCTACATGCCGCGCCAAGACCCGGGCAGCGTACAGCGCATACCGGCAACAGACTACCTAGACTTTTCTGGGGGTTCGTGGCTCGTGCTAGCACAAGCCGGTTACTTCTTGGCGAATACTGCCCAAGATCTCAAAAGCCGAGGCTTTCTGTTCAACCACCGCGGGAAACGATCTATCTCAGAAAATCTGAGCGAAGCGGTCAATGGCTGGGAACAAATGAGAAAAGGTCGAAGGATTACCGGCAAGGCTGCACGAACCATCTACAGTTATATGTCCGTAAATGATCGGGTCAAGCGCGGATTTAAAAAACTGCCCGGCCTCGACGATGATGAGACTGTGTCTCTGGATGAACTGATCGCGCATCACGGCCTTGTGGAACTGGTGCACATTGTGGGCACAGCATGGTTGGAAACAAATATCCGCGACTGTGTGTGGCACGAGGCAATGGACAAGCTGCCCAGCACTGACCGTGCGTACATCACGGCACTTTTGCGCCGGGGAGAAAAGTTCAACGCAGTGCCCCGCATCACACTGTCCACGATCCACGGGTCAAAGGGCGGTGAGGCTGACAATGTGGTGTTGTATACGGACCTGTCCCCCGCCGCACAGAAGGCAGCAGAGCAAGCGCCTGACGACCTGCACCGGGTGTTCTATGTCGGGGTAACCCGCACTAAGCAGAATCTATATCTGGTCGAGCCAGAGAACGTCGATAGGAGTTATTCGATATGAGCCAAGCCTTTCATTTTACATATGAGTGTATTTGCGGAAACGTCTGGAAATGTTGGAACGTCCGGTATGCAAAAGATGAGTGCCAGAAATGTAGACGACATGTCAGCCCGAAGGAAAAGACGCAATGAACCGCAAAGAGATACTCAAAGAGGCACAAAAGTTAATCAGCGGCAGACGCGCCAAGGATTACGGCGATGCCTACGAGAACCACGAGCGCATAGCCAAAATGTGGTCTGTGCTGCTCGACACCGACGTAAGTGTCTCACAAGTATACCAATGTATGGTTGCGGTGAAGCTTTCAAGGCTTATAGTGTCGCCAGAACACGAGGATAGCTGGGTAGATATCTGCGGCTACGGCGCACTAGGAGGAGAAGGCAATGGCCTTACAGATGGCGATGTTCGCCCCAAAAAGTGAGTGGGTGCCCCCAGCAGAGCTACCCGACATCTTTAGTGCGCCAAAGATTGCCATAGACGTAGAAACTCGCGACCCTCATATCAAAAGCAAAGGCCCCGGCTGGCCCACAGGTGACGGCGAGGTAGTCGGCTACGCCATAGCTGTGGACGGTTGGTCCGGTTACATACCCACTCGCCATGAGCATGGCGGCAACCTAGACGAGCGCATCGTCAGCAAGTGGCTCAAGAAAGTGTTTGAGTCCCCTGCCGACAAGATCATGCACAACGCACAGTATGATGCCGGGTGGATACGGCGCATGGGCTTTACCATTAACGGGCGCATCATCGACACGATGCTGGTAGCTGCCCTGCTAGATGAGAACCGGTTCAGCTACAGCCTCAATTCCCTGTCCTACGATCTGCTCAAGAAGGTAAAACAGGAGAAAACACTACAAGAAGCCGCCCGCGAGTTTGGCCTCGACCCAAAAGCAGAAATGTGGAAGATGCCCGCCATGTATGTCGGGCCCTATGCAGAGGCCGACGCCAAGCTGACATTAGAGCTTTGGGGCTATCTGTCGGCTCAACTAACAAAAGAAGAGCTCTGGCCGATAGCTGATCTGGAGCTCAAGCTCCTACCGTGCCTAATAGACATGACATGGAAAGGGGTGCGGGTAGACCAAGACCGCGTAGAGCGCACACGCAACCAGTTGGTCAAGCGCGAGAAAGAAACCTTGGCGCAGATAAAGCGCGTGGCCGGGCAGGACGTAGAGCTATGGGCTGCTGCATCAATAGCAAAAGCCTTCGACAAGCTCAGTATCCCTTACCCGCGCACAGAAAAGAACTCACCGTCATTTACCAAATCGTTTCTGACAGACCATCCGCACGAGCTCGCACAACTTATTGTCCGCGCCCGCAACCTGAACAAGACTAGTGGCACCTTCATCAACACCATTATGAAGCATTGCCATGCAGACGGGCGCATCCACGGGCATATCAACCAGATCAGATCGGATGACGGCGGCACCGTGTCGGGCCGCATATCCATGTCCAACCCCAACCTGCAACAAATCCCGGCCCGCGACCCAGAGCTAGGTCCCATGATCCGCAGCCTGTTCCTGCCAGAAGAGGGCGAGCAGTGGGCCGCAATAGACTTCTCGCAACAGGAACCGCGGATCTTGGTGCACTACGCCTATGTAGTTGGCCGGTCCCGGGGCACACACATGCGCGGTGTTGAGGAATTTGTTGACGGCTACCGCAACAACCCGGACATGGACTTTCATACAATGGTTGCAGAGATGGCCGACATACCGCGCAAGCAGGCCAAGACAATCAATCTTGGTATGATGTACGGCATGGGCGTGAACAAGCTATCTGACCAGCTAGATATTGATGTAGATGAGGCCAAAGGTCTGGTCAGCCAGTACCATGAGCGGGTGCCCTTTGTGAAAGGTCTGATGACTGGCGTAATGAACCGACTCAATGACCGGGCATCCAGCGGGTCCATACGCTCTATATTAGGCCGCAAGTGCCGGTTTGATCTCTGGGAGCCCGATACATTCGCCATGAACAAGGCCCTGCCATACAAAGATGCCGTAGATGAGTACGGGCCAACCACTCGTTTGAAGCGGGCATACACCTACAAAGCTCTCAACCGGTTGATCCAAGCGTCCGCTGCGGACATGACCAAGCAGGCAATGGTGAATATTTATGAATCCGGGCGGGTGCCAATGGTTCAAATTCACGATGAGATCGCCATGTCTGTGAAAAATCGTGAAGATGCAGAATCTATTGCCACCATCATGGAAAATGCTGTACCGTTAGAGGTGCCAAGCAAATGCGATGTTGAGATCGGCCCAAGCTGGGGCGAAGCGACGTAGTTTTTCATGGTTTCCTCCCTTTAACTGGCTCTGGGCTCTGCTCAGAGCCTTTTTTCTTGTTATTCTACAACATCTCCTATATATTCGCTTACAGAAACACAATATATAGGGTCTTTTGCAATGGACATAACGAAATGGAAGTCTGTTCTCGTGCCGATTGAGGTGTATGAACAGATCAAAACCATAGCGAAGTCAGAAGGCCGCACGATCAGCGGCCAGCTTCGCATCATGTGGGAAGTCTACCGGGACAACAGAACCAACAAAGTTAGGTAAAACACCGGGGTCAAACCCCGGTTGACTTATTTTTTTACCTATAGTATGGGATAAGTTCTATCTAATCGTATAGCGAGGGTTTACTAATGCTGAAAAATATACTCAAAATGTTGTTTCCGAGCTTCTTTGAAGACCCGGAAAGAGCGCGAGACAAAAAAGGCCGGTTGATGGGGGACGATGCGTCCACACCAACCATCAATGAGGCGTGGATCGGGGGCAAAGCCCCGGTGAAACCGAAAGCCGCGCCGAAAAAGCGGGGCAGGCCGGTAGGAAGCAAGAACAAACCGGCAGCTAAAAAGAGAGGGCGTCCGAAGAAAAATGCTTGATGCTGCTTTGGTATGTCTGGCTACAGCCGTTTACTTTGAGGCACGGGGTGAACCCTTTGTCGGACAGTCCGCTGTAGCTCACGTTGTGTTGAACCGGGTGATGGACACCCGGTTCCCCGACGACATCTGCTCTGTGGTAATGCAGGGCCCCACATATGCGTGGAAACCCGACTTCCCCATCCGTAACATGTGCCAGTTTAGCTACTACTGCGACGGCAAGTCTGACCAGCCTACCGATGAACAGGCGTGGCAGACCGCGGTCCTCGCAGCTTACGGATCTATGACTGGCCGTACATATGACCCCACGGACGGCGCAACCCACTATCATGCGGACTATGTCAACCCAGAGTGGGCCGACGTTAAATACAAAACTGTTCGGATTAACGATCACATTTTTTATCGCTGGGAGGGTAACCGATGATGAAGGCGGACGGATTTGATGAAGCCATAATCGGCATAGCTCAACGGTGTGGAAGCGAAGATGTTCTTGCATACGATGCTGAGAAATGTGTGGAAATTCTTGTAGAAAAAGATGATATGACCCAAGAAGAAGCAATGGATTATTTTTCGTTTAACGTGTCTGGTGCCTATGTTGGTGAAGGAACACCGATATTTGTATGGACTCAAAGGCCCACACAATGAAACCTTGTCCAGAATGTGGCGGTGAGGGAGAATGTGAATATGAAGTCGCCGTATCTGCGCCTATGGCATGGAACGGCGGATGGCTGGAAGGCCGCATCATGGAATGTCAACTTTGCGAGGGAAGTGGAGAAGTAGACGATGAATATGATGAGGAATAGACAACTACAATACCCGCCAAACACAATCGGAAGCCCCGGTGCCATACAACGCCGGTTAGAAATGGGCTGCTGCCCAAAATGCTGGTGCCATATGAAGGGCTCAAACCACTGCAAGACATGCAAGCTAACTATTGGAGAAAATCGTGATATGCCCGAAGTGTCAGTCGAAAAGTAGGGTTTACAACTCACGGCCCACGGACGACGGGACTATACGTCGAAACCGGGAATGCCTGAAATGTAAACACCGGTACGCCACCATAGAGGTGTCTGCCGATATCAAAAAGGTCGTGGAGTTTCCAAAACCCTGCATCAAACCAGTGGTCAAAAAGAAACGCAAACCACGGTACGCAGCGCGGAGCATAGACCGTTTATCTGACGACGAATTGATGGCTGCGTTAGAAAAGGGACTTATAGATCCTGACCAGTTAGATTGAAAATATATGTTGCAATTCGCATACAGTCGCTTATATTAACACTCGTAAGGCCCCCAAGCTTTACATGTTCCCGTAGTTGAAGCCCCCAGAGAGAAATCTCTGGGGGTTTTTTCTGTGTTGACTATGTATGGGATAAGCCTTATATATGAGTTGAACTACTACGGGAGATCGAAATAATGAGTGATATTAATTGGACGTTAAGCTTCCTGTCATCCGTGGCCGGACAGATTACAACGTCGTCAGGTGAGGGCATAACAACACGCCTGTTCGCTTGGGGCGTTAAAGATGTCAACGCGGTGCTACACCCGGGAGATTACTGGATGTTCTACGTCGTGGACGACAACGGCAAACAAGCGGTGCGGATCATGTCCTTTATTGCGCCAGAGCCAGCGTTCTATTCCGTGATTGGTTACTGCAAGTATCACGGCATTAACTGTGAGATAGATGAAAGTATTCCAGAAGAGGAGGCAGCTAACGATGCGTAAGAAGGAAGAGCTATTCGATATCGTCCGCAGCATAGAGTATACTGATGCCGTGGCCGCAGTCTCTAGCGCAATCAACGCGCAAACGTCCACCATTGCAGCCAAGGGCGATTATAGCCGTGAGGCCGTCGAAGAAGCAGAAAAGCTGCTTGCGGCGTGGTTGAGGGTACAACGCGGATGAGCGAAGATCTTGAAAAGCAGTTCGACTATGCAGGCAACGAAATGAACGCTCTGCTAGATCAACTGGAAACCGAAGGGTTCAATACCGGCGCGGTACTAGGCGGGGCTCTAACGGCTCTTCTATTCCGGCTCGTGGTCGCAAGCCCAGACGGCAGCACCGCTATCGGTATGCTGTCTTCAGCTATGCACCAAGCGGCAACCATTGCCCGTGCATATGATGAGGAAGAGGAGACCAAGCATTGACAAAGCCCAGTGACCACCAAGCAGCAGCCGCGCTGCTGAACCAAGCCATCCACGCCGTCAATGACCTGTGGCTGGAGGTGGATGGCGAAGGCAAGCCCTTCCTCGATGAGGCAATCAGCAAGCTCCACGAAGCGCAGTCCCTGATGCTGAAAGCGAGGCTGCGAGATGAGGAATGACCCGCGCCTGCGCTTCGTCGCCGTCGAGCGAAACAAGTGGTACGAAAAATACGTCGAGCTCGAATGGAACAAACAGGACTCCACCGCAGCCTATGCCCTCTTCCAATACTGGGATAAGCTCAAACAAAAAGGAGTGGAGTATGTCCCAAGCTTTTGAGTACGCCGCACTCGTGACCGCTATGGCGGGCCTCATCTGGTCGCTCGAAAAAATCAAACCGTGGCTCACGGGCCTCTTGACAGGATAGGACTAAAGTCTTAGTTTTTCCCATACCAACTAACTACGGGAGAAAGCTAATGGCTAAATTCTATCACTGGCAGGGCGAAGGGTCCGACGGCAACGTCTACGAAGGCGAATATAAGTTCACTTCAAAAGACGCAAAGAACGACGCAATCAAACACGGGATGCCTCAACCAGACGGGTTCACCATCTTTGAGACAAAGATTACCGACACGGCAACCACGCTCCGTAATCTCTTAAACCAAGAGATGAAAATAATCGGAGAAGTAAAGCCGTTGGGATAACTCCCATCCTGGCCCTAACTTTTGAAAACATAAGGGGTGCGGCACGTTGTCGCATCCCTTATTTTGTCGCATACGGTATAAGATAAGTCGCATATGGGATAGAACCCATAACTCATTGATATATAATGGAATAGTAAGAAGAGCGGCAAAGCAAGCCGCCGACGCTTTTTCTCAACGTCTATCAACTACGGGAGGTCAGTATGACTGACATCAACGCCGCATCCGTCTGGGTCGTCGAAAGCAAACTGCTTGAAACCGCCGATAAGGAATACGAGTGGGGGGACTGCATGTCCTTCACCTCAATCCTCATCGACGAGTGTAACGGCCACAGACTAGACGAGGTCGAAGACAACACCTTCGATCTAGGTTACGTCCGCGCCGTGGAATATGCCCATCGAATGGGTAGGATGTATGCCGCAACTCAATACTTTAGGGTTACCCTTAAAGACAGCCGTTTCGATAACGTCGGAAAAGAGTTCGTCTTCAAGGGGACAAGCCAAAGAACCTGAGAAGCATAAATCGCGGCTCACGGATCAGGGCTCCGCTTCGGCGGGGCCCTTTTTGCGTTACGTACTATATAGAGCTCAAAAAAAGAAAAAAGAAAAACACGTAAAAAATAGGCGTAACCGGTGTAACTTTGTAACCGTACTCTGTAACCGTTACTGACAAAGGATTACAGGAGATTTAAAGGTTACATATTTGGTTACACCAAATATTTCAAATATGTAACCAAGGAGGAAATCGGCCTAATGGGGGGTCTAGAATGTTTTTTTGAAAAAAATATTTTTTGCTCTATATACCTGTTTCGGGGTAAAACAGGTATGAGACTTGACCTTTTTAACTGAGGAAAACATGGCTGTTAGGAAACGAGCTTCTAAGATTGATGGCAAGCCCCGAGAAACCCGAGGTCGCCCGCCGGTAACGACGGCATCCCCTTTGACCCGAAAGCAGGAGCTCTTTGTTAAAGAGATCGTCAGTAAGGACGGCCAGATTACTTTGAGAGAGGCCGCGGTCAACGCAGGCTACTCTGTCGGCTCCGCTCACACCCGGGCCTATGAGCTCACCAATCCCCACATCTCTCCGCACGTTGTCGCTGCTATACAGGCTTATCGCAGAGAGCTAGATGAAAAGTATGGTGTGACCTACCAACGTCATCTACGGGACCTTCAACAGATACGGGACACTGCTTTGCAAAACGGGGCTTACTCTGCTGCCGTTCAGGCTGAGTATCGCAGGGGGCAAGCACAAGGCGATATCTATGTAAGCAAATCTGAAATCCGTCATGGCTCTATCGACAGCATGAGCAAAGACGAGGTTTTGAAAGCTCTTGAGGAGATAAAGAACAGCTATGCCCCGGTCACAATCGACATCACCCCAGAAGAAAATGCCTCCAATCGCGACAAAGCGAGAGGCAGGCTTTTACAAGCAAGTGAAGGAAGCAGCGCAGAGGTCGAGACGGAAGCTGCTTTTGACGAGGATTGAAAACTACATCGGAGCGGGCATCCCTGATCTGATGATCTGTGACGAGCTTGGCAACTACCATCTGGTCGAGCTCAAATACATCACCGGCAATGTCGTTACGTTACGGCCCGCTCAAGTTGCGTGGCTATCCCGGCATCAGCACTCAAGCTGCTGGATACTAATCAAACGTCAGACCAAGGCCACCGAGCCCGCAGAATGCCTTTTGTACCCGGCATCAGCGGCAGTCGATCTAAAAATGGACGGAATCGAATCGGTCGAGCCCCTGTTCCGTTGTCCACAGCCGTTTCATTGGGACACCATTTTTGACTTGATTAGTCCCACCTAATCGCATATATGTGGGAGACGAAACAAAAACGGGAGATTTTATCATGGAAAAAGAATCTTTGTTGCGATGGCTTGCCAACGCTTTGAAAGACTCGCCGGTTGATCTAGAAGAGGTTTATGTCGGCGACGAAAAGGACGGTCAGGTTTACGTTCTTTTTAGAAACCTAGAGGTGCCCGACTAATGTTCTTGTTTAAACTAATTGGCCGCTTGTTATATGGCCCCGATTATGACGAGCTTGAACGCCGGGCAAATAACAGTCGCCAAATAAAACCCAGACGACGCCGAAGATAAAAAGAAGGCCCGCCATATTGACGGGCCTTTTTGTTTCCTATATATGTGGGATAAATCGCATGTAATTACGGGAGCAATTAACCATGTTGAAAACTACAGCAATGAGCAGCGCGAAGAAAACCGCCGGGTGCGCCGTTACATACCGGGCGGGGAGCTCGGAAAAATTTGGGACATGTCCGGCATCTTGTGAATTGAACCCCAGCGGGCGCGGCTGCGGCGAGGGACAAATTGATTTTGATTATCTCGACGCCGTACTTGACGCAAAACCCCGGCGCGGTTTTTCGTTTACCTATTCACATTTTCACCCGCTTTTCTGGTCTCACAAATTGAGCCCTAAAAAAACCGTGATCAACTACAGCGCCGCCAACCCGGACGCCGCGTTACTGGCGCAACAGGTAAGTGATGCCCCTGTTGTCACCGTCGTAAAGCCTGAATATTGGATATCTGCCCCGGTTTATGAATACGAGCTCGGGGTTGCCGGTTTGCATAAATATCGGCGCGTCGGTGGCACCCGGGTGGTCCGTTGCCCGGCAGAATATAACGACGCGGTAACTTGCCGGAATTGCGGCGGGAAGGACGGCCCGTTATGTGCTCGGCTTGATCGTGATTTTATAATCGGATTTACAGCGCACGGGAGCAGCAAGAAAAAAGCCGCAACCGATGATCCGGGCGGATGTTATGCGGCGGGTGGCAATGTCGCCTTGCACTGGACCGCCACCGCAAATCAGCAGCAGACCGAAACAGACGGCGAGCGCCTGCGGTCCTTTGCTAAAAGCCTGCCCCCGGGCTCGGTATTGCGCCACCATGTGGCCGGTGATATTGGCCTTGATAAATAAGCCAGCAGCAGCCCCCTATATAGGCCCGCCACCCGGCGGGCTTATTTTTTGGGAAATTAGCTTGCATATGGTGGGATAATGTGAGACAACACCCAGACGGCCCAAGCCGGGCCGCATTTTAACGGGAGCATTAACAATGCAAAATAACGATCTAATCACCATCGACGGCCAGCCGCAGAACGGAATCATTCACGGCGAGCCCCAGCACCGACACAACGCCCCAGTGACCGGCGCTTATCAAACCGACGCAATCCGCCACGGAATCGGAAACAGCGCGGTTTCATCTAATTGGTGGAACCGCCCGGACGATGAAAGGTTTTTATCCCTTGCCGATATGCTGGCCTTTAAGAAGGCCGACGCTCAGCAAATGAACAGCCAAATTGTGAACACTCACAAGATGCAAGTTATAGGCGAGCTTGACGAAGAAAACCCCACCCGGGGCAATGTGCTTATCGAATACACCGACGAAGACGGGCGCGAGCATTTAAACAAGCCCACCAACTGGTCTTTCAATCAGCTTGCAAACCTTGCCGGTGCACCTGCTGGATATCTGCGCGACTTGCCCGCACCCATTGCTGCCGACGCTATGCAATGGGGTTTGCGGTATAACCGCAGCCGGGACCTTGTGAAGGCATACGGGCACGGCACCGAGGGCGGCGAGCTCAGAGCCACCACCGGCCCGGATTATGGCCGGATTTTTGACTGGGAGATGCTGCAAACAATCAACCGGTTTGCGGGTGAGGGCAGCGGGTGGAAAATCCCCGGCATGATGACCGGCAGCGCAAACGGGCGGGCGATTTATGACCCGTTTGT